GTATCCCTACATTTTTATTAATCCTAATTTTATGTACTTCTTTTGGTTTTGCGGTTATTTCTGGTAGTCTTGGTGGAGGTTTAGCTGAAACTGATCCGGTATGGAGTGCTGATAAAAGTAATTATTATACTTCTTCGGAGGTAGATTCTACTTTCTTAAACATAAACGGGTCTAATTCAGATACAACTTTAGATATAAGACCAAACTCTATTTACGCAGGAGAAAATTCTAGGTTTTATACTAACACAGATAACACTTCGTATATGGAAATAAAAAATTTTAACTTTATTGGAAACGATTACCCTTTATTGACTGCAACTAATGAGGGAGGGTCTAGCTTAATGTGGATGGATCAAGGATTATTCTTAAGAACAATTTCTGGTAACTCTTTTATTTATTTTACTGACGATACATTTACTAATTCAGGTTATTTAAATTACGCTACTATAACTGATGCTCTAAATATGAATGATTTCTCTGGGGGTGTAAGAATTAATACTGAGTTACAAACAGACACTATTGATTCGTTAAGCGGTGCTGGAATTACTGTTGAGGATGATATTAACGTTGGAGATAATAGGATAATAACTGAGAATAATAGTGTAGTTTATAATATATATCAAGGACAAGAATCTTTATTCTCCGATGAATCAATTATTATCGAATCAGACCAAGGATATGAAGTATTGGAGTTTAAAAATACAGGTTATGTTCAAAATATAAACACTTTATTTTTAAATGGAGGAAGTAAGACTTCTGAATATAGTGCAACGTATTTACTTTTCGGAGAAACTTCTGATAATGATGCTTATGGTTCAATTAGAAGCGTTTCAGATGGTCTTCAGATTGCATCTCCTCAAAATTATACCTCTTTAATCAAAGGAGAAACATATCCTGAAAAAAAAATGGTCTTACTTCACAATGATGGTATTGATATTGGTTTTGGAGATGGAACTACAAATCAAGTAATTAATTTTGGGAATCAGAATCCTTCAGAAAATCCCGATGTTCCTTTGAGCAACATCTATGTTAGATTTGACTTAGAGAACCAAACCTATGATTTCGATGGTAACCTTACAGCAAACTCCTACAACAACCTAGGTATTGAAGCTAAAGGCTCAGAGATTAACTTATCTATTGGCGGGAGCACAACAGTTGCAAACACAACAAGAATAGTTTTAGACGGAGGTAATTATTCCATATCCCCAACTCATCCTGCTCATTTTGATATTCTAGGTGAAGAAAACGGAAATATAGATGGTTCCTTTGGAGGTTTTGAATGGTCGGCAGGTAATGGGATGGAAGCAAGAACTTTAGATATTGCTATCTGTGACGGAACAGTCTATGCAATTGCTATGTATTGCGAAGTTTCTTCTACTACTACTACAGAAGTTAATCTTACAATTAACCAAGTAGATCAAGCGTGCAGTGCTTTTAGTCCTGGAAGTAATGATGGAATCACAGGATACACTGATTGTAATATTGATTTCTCTAAAAATGATGGGCTTAGTTTTAGAACAACTGAATATGGACTAGGGACAACAGAAAATCAATGTATAGTACAAGCTTATGCGAGGTGTAAATAAAGATGAAAAAAGGATTGTTAATTTTAATTGTGATTGTTTTAATGGCATCTAGTTTTGTGGCAGGAGCCGTTCTTACCAAAAATGAATTTATGCAAAGATACCCTAACGATGTTTTAATTAAGGATTTTCAAAGATGCGGAGCAATAGTTGAAAATGGCAAAGTTATTCTTGAAGATATTGATTGTATTAAAGAAAGAAGTGTAAAACAAACTTGTATTGTTTATGCTGAAACTGCCGCAATAGTAAACGGGGAAGAGGTAAAATTTCAAAAAGAATTTTGTCAAGGATGATGAAAAGAATAATTTCAATTTTAATGTTTATGATGATTTTACCTATTTGTTATGCAAGTATCGGAATTAATTTTGAAAATAATAGTTATCATCCGTGGGAAGTGCCTATAACAGTAAATACAAGCTATTCTAATTCTAATATTAGTGTGGCAGTAATAGAGAAAGGGGACTCTTACGATTTTAATAAACCTATAATGATATTTTATGATTCTTCAGCAAACACTAATTATGATTTTAATTTTATAACTACTTATCCTGATACAACTGTTGCGAGTTCATCAAAAAAAACAGAAGTTCATTTTGATAATAAGACAGGGGTGCTTGACGATGAAATACAAACTACTAATTATGTTGCATACGGGTCTCCTGAGTATAATCAAACCGGAGGAGTAATACAAGGAGCTTATTATTTTGATGCGGATGAGACTGGGAGTACTTATGTTGAACAATATACTACTTCTTGGTACTGGAACAGGGTAGACTTTTCTGCTTGTGCGTGGGTGTATTACTATGGTAAGGAAGCAAATTCTTCTAACTGGTATATTTCTTCAGGACAATATTGGGGAAACAGTTTAGGTAGTGATGCAGGGAATATGTATATTAGAAATATTGTAAGTTCTAACGTGTATACTCTAAACATGGACGATACTAGTAGATCTTCTACAGAAGTTATTGTTTTAAATAAATGGAACTTTGTTTGTTGGACTTGGGACTTAAATGTTGCGTCTAAATTGTATATTGACGGAGAACTAGTATATACTAGTACAGGAACTCCCGATGCGTATAATGACGATGAATCTTATTATTCTACATTTGGGAAGTCAAAAAGAAGTTTTTCAGGTTCAGCAATAGCTTGGAATGGTAGTGTTGATGAAGCAATGTATTGGTTTAATGATGTTTTAACTGAGTCAGAGATAAATAGCATTTATACTTTTAATGAAACTGAGTATTGTTTTAAGGTTCAAGTTGATTATACTGGCGGGAGTGAAACTTCTGAAGAATATTGTTTTCAAAAAGATTTAACTATTCCTGAAGTGGAGATTATTAAACCTGATGTTTATGAAGCGGAAAGTAGTTATATTGAAGTAAATGCTTCAGATGAATATAATATTAGTCTTTCGGTTTATCTTAATGGGGATTTAATCGGGTATATCGATAAAAACTCTACAAGTCAAACTTATATTAACAATACACTTCTTCCAAAAGGAAGGTATAATTTAACTGTAGAAGCAGAAGATCAAGCAGGAAATGTTGGTACTGAAACATATTTTTTTGATATAATTGGTATTAATAATATTAAAATATACAGTGAAGAAGAAAATGTTAATATTAACATATTTTCGAACATTTTAAATACTATATTAAATATATTTGGAGGATAAAATAATGAAAAAAATATTAATATTTGGGTTGATTGCGTTATTGATCGCAACAACAGTAACCGCAAAAGTAGAGACTGTGGAGGATCTTGAAGCTAAGAGAGATAAAATTAACACTAGGATTGAAAAATTAAAATTAAGAATTAGTAGGCTTGAAGTTCTGTTAGCTAAACTTAATTCTAATTTAGAAAAGAAAGAATTAAAAATATTATCTTATGAGCAGAAAATACAAGATTTAAATACTTGTGAGGTTTCTTACGAAGATATAGAAATGCAAGGTAACGGTAATATTAGTCTAAGGGGAGATTATTTTGGTGACTGCGGCAGAGAATACATTATTGAAGCTACTACTTCCGCAAGAAAGGTAACTGAAACAAGAACTCAAGTAGGGAAGATAAGATTTTCAGATAACGGAGGAAATACTTGGAGCGATGAAGTCTTTTGCGCAGGAAGTGTTGACTTAAGTAATGGTCTTAGAATATACTGTAATGGTGGATCGAAGATTCAAGAAGGAGATCTTTGGACATTTACAATAGGATAGAAAAATTTTTATATGAGGCAAACAAAAAAATGATAATGAAAAAAACACTCGCGTTTTTATTTTTGTTATTGTTTCTTTGTTCTACTTCTGTTTTTGGTTCTGATGGTTGTTTCGTTAATGAAAACTGTACCTGGTGGGCCACAATGACTAACGGTGATTTTATTGATTCTTCAGCTAACATAACGATAATTGACCCTTCAGGTTCTGTTATTGTTAACAATCAGGAGATGACTCAGATTTCCACCGGAAAGTTTATATATTATTATCAACATAATTTGACTGGGAACCATTTAGGTTACGCCCATTTTTACAATGACTCAGGAATTATTGCAACTGCCACACAATCTTTACAGGTTAAAATACCTGAAATTGGCATTTCTACAGGGGGTATTGACTTGAGCGGGATAATGTTAATCTTTGGTCTTATTTGTATGGCCGTTATATTTTTAGCGGTAGCATCCAGACTCCAAATAAAAGATTATGGGATACTTCAATTATTATTGGTTATCTGTTCAATCTTGTTGCTTTTACTTGTACCTAAAGCAGCATTAGATTATAAGGATCATTGCGCATTAACCCCAGTTAATCTTTCCATGAGCGATACAGGCTCGCTTGATTATAATTATGATTATGTTTGTGTTGAGAACGAAAATACAACAAGCAGAAGTTTTTATCTAATCATGATAAGACTTACGTGGATCATTGCTATGTATGCTTTCATATATGGTTTATATGTCCTTTATAAATTTATAAAGTCAAAAGCAAAATGGAACCCATAAAAAATAATAACTTAGGAAGCAGAAAGGTTGATTTAGGTTTTTGGAAGTTTATGAAAAAGAAAGCTTGCGATGAGCAGATTTCTTTATTAGAGTTACAGAGACGTATCGCGAAAGCCAATAATATCACTTTGAAAGAACCGAAGTACAAGCTTAGAGAAAATCCGAAGAGGTTCAAGTTTGAGTTTTAAAGGAAAGAAAGGAGGCGTGAACGCTATATTTTTTGTTGCGGTAATTGTAATTTTGTTAATTGTGTGGGGGGCCGTAAGTCTTATTGGTAATTCTATTCTTGAAGAAGTTAACACTGAAATACAAAACGATGACACATATAATGATGTTGCCAAAGAAAACATTCAGCAAACAACTACTTCTTATCCTCAGATAATGGACAGTTCTTATTTAGTTATCATGATTCTTGCTTGGATAGGAGTTGTTATAGCTTCGTTAAATGCCTTAGAACACCCTATCTTTTTTATCATAGCACTTATATTCATTTCATCATTATTGTTCATTGGTGCGGTTTTATCCAACTTCTATGAGGATCTAGCAACCACCGATGATTTGATTACATCAGCTGCAGATTTTCCGGTAACTTATTTTGTAAATAGTAATATGGTTTTAGTTGTTTTAGTTATTGTTGCTAGCGTGGTTGTTACAATGTATGCGAGGGAGAGGTTATGAAATTTAAACTTAAATGTAATGTGCCAGTTCAGTCTTGGAGGAAAGATAAAAAGAAAGCTGTTAAGGCCTGTTATAAAGGTAAAGAAAAGATTGTTCATTACGGGGCTAAGGGTTATGATGATTTTACCATACACCAAGATGTTAAGCGAAGAAAAAGTTTTAGGGCTAGGCACCGTTGCGATACCGATAAACCTAATAAATTAACTGCTCGTTACTGGGCTTGCGAGGATTTATGGAAGTAAAAAATATTAAGATTGGACTTGTACTTTTTATGTTTTTTTTTCTATCTAGCTTTGTTTTTGCTGACGATGTTATAGACGGTCACGGCATAATTCCTGATTCTGTTGGTTCATTCACCGCAAGAGAAGGTATAGCAATAGAGACAAACAAAGATTTAAATATTAAGTATATAATTAAATCGGCATCTAGCACTGCAAGTGATTGTTATTTATTTAATGATACTGCGGCTGTTTCGAACATAAACTCAGGAACGCCTTTAGCTACGGGGTCTTTTATTGGTAATAATTGTTCATTAAATTATAACGTTTCTGCAGGAGAAGACTTTGCTTTAGTAGTTGATAATGGAGGAAGTTCATATACCAGACACTATAATAATTGTGGGGGAGCTTGTGGTTTTGTTATTACTGGGACAAACGTTAACTTTACTGGAGGAAGACAAGGAACAACTCTTTACACGGACTTTGTTTGGGACGTTTTAGAGGTAGGGACTGAAGAAATAAGTGATTTTTTTATTATTACTGCTAAAAACAATATAACGTCTGACCCTATCTTAAACTTCACGGCTAACGTTTCAGGTAATTTTTATGAAAGTAATAATACAGGACAAATAATTACTGGTATAACAAAATCTGGCGCTACGCTTGAGAATATAACTTTATCATCTAATGGATATTATAATGAAACTTATCACAATTACAATGTTTCTATGGATTTAGTAGCGGTTCTTGATCCTTTATTATATAGTTCTGTTTTTTATGGTGTAAACAAACTTAACGATTCTTCAGTAAATATTTTTTCTATTAATAACAGCGTTTACGGGGTTTATAATACAACCAACGGGACTGTTAACGCAGATCTTCCTTTAGGGAACATTTTGTTTAATATAAGTAACCAAGAAGGATATTATAATTTTACTGATTTAGGTTTTGAAGTAAACGAAAGCGACAATGAGTTTTATATTGAATTTTTTGATTCTAACCTGACAGTTTATGCATGGGACTTAGTGAATGACCAAAACATAGATAACTTCACTATAACTTTAGCTAACTCTACTTATTCTTTCTCTGAAACTCAAAGCACTACTGAAGGTTATATATTTTTTAACCTTTCTCAAGGAACATATAATTTAACAATAGATCCTGATGGCTACGAGACCCAATCTGTTACAATAAACGTTTCTCCTTTGAACAACACGTATAATTTTAGTCTTTACACTACAAACAGTATTAACATAAGCATTTATGACGAGTTAAGTAAAAACTTAATAACCCAAAATGTAGATTTAGAGTTTATTTCTGACACTGCATCTCATAATTATTCTACCTCAACAGGTAACATTTATGTTGACCTTCTAGCGCCAGAAACTTATCAGATAAGGCTTATTTCAGACGGTTATGATACGAGATATTATACTTTTATCTTAGAAAACAGAACAAATAATGTCCTTAACATTTATTTATTGAATACAACTATTTCTTCAGATGTTACTGTAACAGTTATTGATGAGTCTGCACAGGATTTAGAGGGGGCTTTAGTTAAGGTACTTAAATATGATATTGAAACCAACACTTATATCTTACAACAATCTTTGACTACTAACGTGGATGGAGAGGTAGTTTTTCAGGTAGAGACAAACACAGAATTTTATTATTTTATAGTAGAGTTTCCAATAGGGAACCAACTAAAAGTAACAACTCCATCATTAATATATGACACAATAACAAGTATAATAATCCAAGTACAAACTGGGGAATCTCCTGGAACAGGCTGGCAAAAAGTTAACGAGATTGTTAGTAATATTACTTTTTATAATGATACAAACGAGTTTACTTTCAGGTATAATGATCTAGAAGGAACTGCTTCCGGCGGATGTTTAGATCTTTATGAGTCTTATTCTACTGGTTTAGTTTTAGTTAACTCTTCTTGCGCTATTGGAGCTTCAAACACTATAACTGTGGCTTACTCTTTAGTACAAGGAAAACTTTATGTTGCTAAAGGATACGTTACGCTTGGCACTTCAGATTATCTTGTGAACGAACTACAAACAATAAACCCGTTAGATAACATATTTAATTTCACAAGCTTATTTTTTATTGGTATCTTAATCCTTGCTTTTGCAATGGTAGGAATAAAAACCGGGCCTGCAGCAGTTATTATGTTACCAGTAATCGGTCTTTTGGCTGCACGTATAATGGGTTTACTGAACCCAATATTAACTACTGGTTTGTTGATGTCAATGTTAATTTTGTCAATTATATTGGCTTTTGTACTAAAACGGAGGGGGGAATAATGGGAAAGTTAACTTCATTTTTGATAAGTTTGGTATTAGTTTCTGTCGTTGTAGGTATATTTTCAATCTTTTTCTCTCAGATGAGAGAAGGTTACGGAGAACAAACTGGAATGAACGAGTCTGATCTCGCCGTATTAAACAAGATGGAGAACCTTACTAGTAGCGCGGAAGAATTACAAGATAACATTAACACTTTCTCAGAGAAGGATAACCCTTTCGATGTTATAGGTAACTTTTTCTCTAGTGCGTGGGGATCAGTTAAACTAGCTGCAGGAAGTGTTAATTTGGTTGCAGGCGATGATGGAATAATATATACTTTGTCTGATAAAGCAGACCTAGGAGAAGGAGGCAAAATATTAAGGACTGGAATTATAACAATAATGATATTGTTTGTTGTTGTAGGAATATTAATTTCAGCTTTAATTAAAAAGGATGTTTGAAGATGGCATATAATTTAACAAGATTTAACTCAACAACGTATATAGGTTTTACTCAAGATATAACTGATTTAGTTAAAGAGAATTATAATCTTAGTTATTTCGCAATCATCCTAGGAGTTATATTCTGTATATTATTCTTTGGTTTAATGCGAAGGTTTAAAGTAGAAGATTCGGCTTTAGCTGCATCATTCGTTTCACTACTAGTAGGAACTATGTTTATATTTGCTAACTTGTTAACCTTTAATTATTTATGGATCCTTTTAGGGATTTTTATTGGTTCACTGATATTTAAGGTCATTATGGAGTTTACGTAAAAATGTATAAAGACAAAAAATATGGAACTGGTTTAGGGAAGTACGATGTTTACAAAAAAAAAGGTACTTCCTTAGGCTTAGGCAAAGCTGATTTCGGAAAAAAATCCAAATCAACTAAACTAAAAGCTGGATCCCAACTGGGAGATGATTCAGGAAAAGGCCTGGACAAGGCGTTGAGGTATTAAAAAATGTCGTGTGGAATGAAAGCAAAGATGTACCAAAAGTTTAATAAAAAGATTGGTGCTTGGGTAAAGATGAAGAAAGACTCAAAAGGAAGGACAGTTATTATTAATGTTAAACAGTCAAAACCTAAAGTGGCTTTTGCAAACGTGCCCAAGATGAAATAAAGAGGGTCTTCTGGCCCTTCTTATTACAAAGATATTAAGAGGATTTTATGATGGGAATATTAGACTGGTTAAAAGAACAAACAAGTCCTGAAGCTAAACTAAGACGTATGGAAGCTCAGGTAAAACGAGAAGAAGCAAAAGCTGCTCTTGCTAAGGCAGAACTTCCTTTATTGATAAGGAAAGATCAAGCTCAAAGTATTATTAAAAAACGAGACGATTGTAGACAAACTATCAGAGACAAAAAAATGTCTGCTTTCAAATCTAGGTTAAAAAAAATGAATGAGGCCTCAAATTTCGGGAGTCCGAAACTTAAAAGCCCTTCTGACAGATTGTACAAGAACTAATTTAATATTTTTTTTAATATTTTAACAATCAGCTTGGTAGTGTAACGCCTACTTTGTCTGATAAGACAGAATACCCCCCCTCTTGGAGAAACCTTTTTTGGTGTTTTCGGTACAAATCTATGATCATATCTTATTACCACTTTTTCTAATCATCATAAAACTCTCCGATAAGTCCTCCGATACATTCTACTAATTTCATTTTAGAACCTCCATACTAGGGAATTTGTACCCCGCCATTAAACTTACACTAGGAGCTAAGATATATATACTAGCTACTGTAATTCCTACAAGACCTAAAGGGACTCTTATAAAATCATTATCTACATATTTTAGTGAAAATAAACCTCCCACACAGAGAGAGTATAATATTCCTAATATAAATCCTATTTTAAACCCCTTTTCTTTATTCATCTTATGCATAACTCATCAATAATATGCCGGAAATTTGTCCTAAGAAAAATCCTCCTAAAAAAATAAGCATATAAATAAACTTCCTATTTTTGGCTTTCATCTTTCAGTACCATCCGTGTTCGCTTTTTCCATTTGAGGAATAAGGAACTTTTTAACATTATACCCTATAGTAATTGAAGAATTACCACAGTTATTCTTGAAACTAAAAAACTTCAATAAATCCTTTACCTTAATTACTAGCTCAAATCCATCTGTATCTCTAGCAGTTCTAATTGGAATCTTCATCTTCTATGACACCACCATACTAACAAAAAAAGGGATAAATAATCCAAAACCTATTATAATTGTAGCAATCCTACAAGTTTTTAACACTATTATTTCAAACTTTGTGTATTTCATCATCTTTACCTTTCAGGTTCTAACTTACTAATAGCCAACTCGACAACTGCTTCTGCTTTAGTACTTATTTCATTGTTAATCATATAAATCTTAAGCAACTTATCATAT